ACCAAAACCTCCAGCAAAAATTCTTAACATAGATAAGCCATCGCAAGAAGTTATAGATAGAGTTTCTATATTCTCTGAACTAGTAACAGACCCAAGTGACAAAGCAAAAATTGCTATTTTTAATTATGAATTTGCACAAAGAGTCTTAGCTTACAACGCTGAAGCACAACAAGTAAATGACATTTATGCTTTAGCTGGTAAAACTTTTTTTAAAGAATCTTTAGTTGATAAATATGAAGGTTTAGCAGAAGATATTGTAAAACTTATGACAGAATGTATGGGCGAAGAAAATCACACACTTTTACAGAAGGAGAAAGAATTACTTCATGAGTATTTCTTAGCAGTAGCTTGGGTTCTAATTCAGAAAGGTTAAAGCAAAATGTCACCAAGAGAAATCTATCAATCTATATCAAGCATTTTTAACGGCGAAGGTATATCTGTAAAAGGATTTAAGATTACTTCAAAGACTCCAACAATTGCTACCGTAAGGTATGACAACGACATTGCAGAAATTACATTTGGAGACAATCAACCAAAGGCAGAGATTACAAGAATAATCACAATGTACGCCCACATTGAAAAAATAATATTTGGACCAGAAGGTGGATCAATTAAGCTCAGAAATTTCCCAGACTTTAGTTTTGGTTATGGTGAATCTGAAACAGTAAGATTTTGCAAATTTGACAACGGCGATATTTATTGCGAGATAGAAAGCAAATATTCTAAAAAATCTTATAAAGATATTGCCAAAAAGTGCTTGCAATATTCTGAAGAATGGGCTACAATCTGTATGGGTAAAGGTGTTACTTTTGATAATGCTGATTATTTTGACAGATGGAAGCTTAAAGATCAATGTTATAATTTTGTATATGATAATGTTGTAGAAGATGCAGAAAAGAAATATGGGTCAATTATTTTGACTTGGGTGTTTCTTTACATTATCTTGCCCACTATTATTAAGTGGATTATAAATAGATTCTTAGATAAATTATTTGATACTTAAACAAAACACGGAGTCAGTACATGTCGCTCAAATCATTAATGAGTTATACGTTCGTATCTAAATATGCAAGATGGGATTCAGAAAAGAAAAGAAGGGAAACTTGGGGTGAGTCAGTTGATAGAGTAAGACAAATGATGATGGATAAGTATTCTGAAGATACTGGTCCAGAAGTTACAGCACTCATTGATCAAGCTTACGATGACATGAAAAAGAAAAAAGTTCTTGGTTCACAGAGAGCATTACAGTTTGGTGGTTCACCAATATTCAAACACAACGCTAGAATATATAACTGTATTGCTTCATATATTGACAGAACAAGATTTTTCCAAGAATGTATGTATCTATTACTATGTGGATGTGGTACTGGATTCTCTGTACAAAAACATCACATTGCTAAACTACCCAACTTAATTAAAGGCAAAAGTGGTCAAAAGAAATATATTATTGATGATTCCATAGAAGGATGGTCAGACGCTGTAGGTGTTCTTATTTCTAGTTATTTCAAGGGAGATGATCTTTTCCCTGAGTATAATGGTAAAACAGTTGTATTTGATTATTCTGCTATACGTCCAGCAGGAGCTTATCTAAAATCAAGTGGAGGTAAAGCTCCGGGTCCAGAACCATTAAAGAATGCTCTGACTAGCATCAAGAAAACACTTGACAATGCTATTAAAAATGGTCAGAAGAAACTCAAGCCAATTGAAGCGTATGACATTGTTATGTATGGCGCTGACGCTGTAATTAGTGGCGGTGTTCGTCGTAGCGCTACTATCTGCGTCTTTTCTGCCGACGACGAAGAAATGGCAAAAGCTAAAACTGGATCATGGTTTATTGATAACCCACAGAGAGGACGATCAAACAATTCTGCCTTATTGCTTCGCAACGAAACAACAAAAGAACAGTTTACAGAACTCATGAAATCTGTTAAAGAGTTTGGAGAACCCGGATTTGTATGGTCTGATTCTACAGAATTGATCGTCAATCCATGTGTGGAAATTGGTATGTGGCCCGTCGATGAACAGACAGGTCAAACTGGATGGCAGGCGTGTAATCTATCTACAAT